GGCTACATGCACGAGGGCGAGCCATACGGCCATCTGACCATCAACGGGGTTGCTCCGTCGATCGAGGACATCGCCGCCCTGGTCGGGAGGCCGCTCGGCGAGGTGCGCAAAGCTATGGCTGAGCTCGACCATCGGCAGGTCTATAGCACCGATGCGCTGCAGGGCACGCCGTACTCGCGCCGCATGGTTAGGGATAAGGCCAAGGCCGACCAAGACCGCAGAAACGGTAAAGGTGGCGGTAATCCAAAATTGAAGGGTGAGGATAAGGGGGGGGTTAACCCCCCGGATAAAGCCCAGAAGCCAGAAGCCAGAGACCAGAATCCAGAAAGAGAAAATTCCGAACCTATCGGTTCGGGCGCTGAAGCGCCGACCGACCATCGGAAGCGGCTTTTCGACGAAGGTCTACCGAAGCTCGCAAGGCTGACCGGGAAGGGTCCCGACGCCTGCAGGTCGTTTGTCGGCAAATGCCTGAAAGCCGCTGGAGACGACGCAATCACCGTTCTCGGATTGATCGAAGAAGCTGAACGCAATCAAGCTGTTGATCCATCAGCATGGATCGTTTCAAGACTGAAACCCGTGGAGATTTCGAATGGGCGACGAACGGTTCACGACGCAGCGCGGAACCTATCCAGAGAACTCCAAGCCCTCAACGAACCAGCGCCTGGCCTATGCGAGCCAGAGGGCAGAAGTCCTCTTCGGCTGCTACCGGCGCGGTGATGCGAACGACCCGGAACGGTACGTCGCTGCGATTGCCGCGGTGCTTTCGGACTACGATTTCGAACTGATGAAGGAGGTCACGGACCCCCGAACCGGGATCTGCACGACCGAAAAATTTATGACGTTTATGCCGAACGCCGGCGAGCTGAAGGTCTATTGCGAGGCCCAAGCGGCGCGCAGGGAGCGGCTGAAGCGGCTCGGTGAGCGACGTGTTCCGGTCGCGCCGGAGCGGCGTCTTGAACCACCGGAGCAGCCCCCGGGCCACTTGGCAAACGTCCACATCTACGCCGGCCATCCCCGCTACGCCGCGCTGGTTGAATGGTCGAAGACGGCAGAGCCGCGCATGTGGAAGTTTGGCACCTCGAGCGACGGCCGGGATGGGATCTGGATTCCGCTGAACGTTTGGCAGGACGGTCAAGCTGCAGTCAAGAAGGCCGCAGTCGAGGCCAAGGATCGCTCGTTCGTGCTCAGCGATGCCGCGCGCAAGGTCATGCAGGACATCGACGAGGCGCGATCGTGGAGCGAGGGAAGGGCCGCCGAATGACCGAGCCCGAGAACGAGGTAGTGGAACGAGTGGCGCGGGCGATTTTAAAAGCCGAGGTACCCGACGCTGATTTTGACTACTGCAAATCGGTTATTGACCATCCCCTGTACGAAAAAGCAATGGGATCGGCCCGCGCCGCTATCGGGGCCATGCGCGAGCCGACGGAGGCAATGATGATTGCCGCTGGAGCAAACAGTTTCCAGCAGGCGAGGGCTGTCTGGATACGCATGCTGGACGAGGCCCTTAAATGAGCGTCCGCGCCCCCGATCTCTTCCCACTCCGCCGCGCTCGCATGTTCACCGCAGAGCGTGACGCCTACCTCCGCGCCAACCCAAGCGTAGATCCGTTCATACTCGCTGATGCCCTCGGGCTCTCTGCCCTTACCGTCTACATGTACCAGCGCAAGCTCGGGATTCGGCTGTGCACCTGGCACGATCATGGAGCAATGCAATGAGCGAAATAATTGCAACGACGGGAACTGGCCAGATTTTAACTGGCCAGCCGGTAATGGACTCAATGCGAGTGATGGCAATTGTGACTTCCGATGGTGAGGTCTCCATCGACTGGGAGCGCATTTCCCAAGTGGCTGTAAGCAAGAACGATCCGCAGAATATGGCGATGGCTCGGGCCTTCCTCGCTATCCGTGATGGAACCTATAAATTGATCGAAAGGGCTGGAGCATGAGCCGCCGCCAGCCCTACAACCCCGCCACCCCTATTCACGATCGCCGCGCCCGCGAGTTCAACCGCGGCATCGCCTCCCACCTCAGCGCAATCGAGGTAGACGACCCGGTCGAGATCGGCGCAAAGCTCATGGTGCTACGCAATACCCGGAATGACCCGCTCGCCGGCATGCATTCCCGTAAATTCATCAACGAGGCCCAATACCAAGCCGGCCGGGCTTTCCAATATGATTTCGAGACAGCGGAACGCGGCCCCCAGGCAATCGACCCCGGCAAGGAATGGGTTGACGGTGGAAGGCTCCCAGAACCGATTACGGAGCGCCAGCAGCGGGCGACCCTCAAGCTGGCGGAAGTTCACAACGCCCTCGGCTTGGACGGATCAGCGATCGTCTCAGACGTTTTGATCCACGGCATCGGAATTTCGCAGCTCGTGAGCCGCAGAGGATATCAGGGCGAGCACTGGCGGAAATACTTCGGGCGCAGGTTCAATGAGTGCCTGAATACCTTGGCTGTTGTGTATGGATTTGCAATGAAGGGGCAGACATGAGTGGTTTGTGGAGAAAATTCCAGGCGTTTCGGCGCTGGTTACAGGATAGCCAGGATCACGATATTCGGCTGGAGACGCTGAATTTCGATTCCGAAGGATTTCCTTGCGACGGTATCTTGGAACTCACGAGATGCGGTAGGACTCAGCGGTTCAGAATATCCGATGGTCGCTTGACAGGTCCGGTGGAACCTGTAATTTCGCCATCGTCGCAGTGATTTGCACAAGCCCGCCTCGCGCGGGCTTTCTGCGTTTGGAACCGGAATGAGCATTCAATCTGTCCAAGATGCAATGAGTGGGCATCCAGATTTTGACCGTGCCACCATGCGGTATGAGGAGGGCGGCCGCGTCGAGGTTTACCAGATGGGCAAGCTATCGGTGAGGGTTCCAAGCGGATCAACGCCGGCGGAGATCAGGGCTGCGTTTGACGCTGAGCTGAAGAAATGACTGGCCGTCCATCCGATTTCAATCAGGAACTCGTCGAGCGCATTTGCGAGAGGATAGCGGACGGCGAGAGCCTGCGAACCATCTGCGATGATGACGATATGCCTGCAAAGTCTACGGTGTTCAAATGGCTGTCGCTGCATGCGAACTTTGCGGACCAGTACGCACGCGCGCGCGAGACGCAAGCTGATACGATCTTTGATGAAATTCTGTCGATAGCTGATGACGGCTCCAATGATTGGATGATCCGCAAGCACGGCGAAAGCGAAAGCTGGGTTGAGAACGGGGAGGCTATCCGACGCTCGGTTCTTCGGGTCGATGCGCGTAAATGGATGGCTGGAAAGCTCCGTCCCAAGAAATACGGGGACAAGACCATTTTGTCTGGAGATCCAGACAATCCCATCGTTATCGATCGCATTGAGCGCGTAATTGTCGACGCTCCGCATACCGACAGCTAGGATCTTCCAGCCGCTATTGGTGCCGGCTCGATACAAGGGAGCCCACGGTGGTCGCGGCTCCGGAAAATCGCATTTTTTCGGCGAAATGGTCGTCGAGGAATGCCAAGCGGTCAAGGGAACAAGAGCGGTCTGCATCCGTGAGGTGCAGCGCACCTTGTCCCAGAGCTCTAAACGGCTGATCGAGGACAAGATCAGTGCGCTCGGGGTCGGGCAGGGGTTCAAGGTCTTCCACGATCGGATAGCGACACCTGGTGACGGCCTGATCATGTTCACGGGCATGCAGGACCACACTGCGGAGTCGATTAAGTCCTTGGAGGGGTTTCGGATCGCTTGGACGGACGAAGCGCAGACCATGTCAGCGCGAAGCCTGTCGCTGCTGCGGCCGACGATCCGTGATGAGGGATCTGAGCTGTGGTTCTCGTGGAACCCGCGCCGGAAGTCTGACGCGGTCGATGATTTCCTGAGAGGCCGCAAGCCCGATGGTTCGGTCGTCGTCCAGGCGAACTGGCGGGATAACCCGTGGTGGACCAAGACGCTCGAGGCGGAACGGCTGCTCGAGCTGCAGCTCTACCCCGATCGGTATGACCACACGTATGAGGGCGGATATGCCAAAGCCTTCGAGGGAGCTTACTTCGCGGGGCTGCTGGCTCAAGCTCGTCAAGGTGGGCGAATCGGTCGCGTGGCTGCCGATCCGCTCCTCCCACTTCGGGCCTTCATCGATATCGGGGGTTCGGGGGCTACAGCAGACGCCTTCACGATCTGGATCGTCCAGTTCGTCGGACAAGAAATCCGTGTCCTCGACTACTACGAGTCCCAAGGCCAGGTCCTAGCGTTCCATGTCAACTGGCTGCGCTCGAGGGGCTATGAGAACGTCATTCTGCGCTTTCCTCATGACGGGGTTAAAGAAAACGATGTCACTGGGAAAAGGTACGAGGATCACTTCCGCGATGCAGGTTTCAGGGTTGACCCAACCGTACCAAACCAAGGCCGCGGCGCCGCAATGCAGCGTATTGAAGCGCTTCGCCGGCTGGGCCCTCAACTTTGGTTCAATGAGGACACTACAGAAGCTGGAAGGGACGCGCTCGGCTTCTACCATGAACGTAAAGATGACATACGAAACGTCGGTCTCGGTCCGGATCACGACTGGTCTTCACACGCGGCAGATGGACTTGGTCTGATGGCGATCTGCTATACGCCGCCGGCGAACGAGGCGAATTTCAACCGGTCGCTGAACTACGGCAATGCGGGATGGCGATGATTTTCCTATATCGCCCCAACGGCGGACTTTGGCTGATCTTCAGAGGGTGTCCACTAGTTGCGATTGATTGGCTTGTGGGTTGGAGAATTCGATTTTGCCTACGAACGAGAGTGACGCGACGTGGCTAAGAATGACGCGAAAATCCTTGCAGAGGTAGAATTGAGGATTCGCGAACATCTCCGAAGTGAAGGCTGGTTTGAGGAGCGAGCAGGCTTCCTCCGCGTGCTGCGGCTGGTTGAGAAACTGCGCAAGGATGGGGCTGCCCCGGAGGACTATGAGCTTGGCTAAAATGTCCATCTCCGACCTGCGCGCCATGGTCAACGCTGAGAAATCGAGCGCTATGGCTGCGACGCAGGCCGCCAACCTGATGGGCGAGCGCGCGGATGCGATGGACTATTACCAGGGCCACATGGCCAAGGACATGCCGGCGCAGGACGGGCGCTCCCGCGCTGTTTCGATGGATGTGCAGGACACCATTGAAGGCCTGATGCCATCGCTAATGGACATCTTTGCCGGGTCTGACGAGGTTGTGCGGTTCGATCCGGTCGGTCCCGAGGACGAAGACGCGGCGCAACAGGAAACCGATTACGTGAACCACGTGTTCATGCAGCGCAATCCGGGCTTCATGATCCTGTACGGCTTTATCAAGGATGCGCTGCTGAGCAAGACAGGCCTGGTCAAGGTCTTCTGGGAAGAACGCGAGCAAGAGAGCCGCGAGACGTATTACGACCTGACTGAAGACCAGTTTGCGTTGCTCGTTCAAGCGGTTGAGGCCTCGGAAGGAACCATGAAGATCGTCGAGCACACGGTCAATAACGAGGCTGAGGAAGTCTCCGAGCTGGTTGAAGAGAGCGAGAGCGCGTCTTGAACGCACCCTATCCGCCGCCGCAGGGCCAGCTCAATCCTCTGCCAAATCAAGGCCTAGGCCAGCAGATGGCCAATCCTGCGCCAATGCAGGCTCCGCCCAAGCCGGCCACGCATGACGTTACGATCGTCACCACCAGGAAGATGGCTCAGGCCCGGGTTCTCGGCATTCCGCCCGAGGAATTCGGCATCGAGCGCGCCGCGCGGGACATCAAGACCTGCAATTACGCCTTCCACGAGGTCGTGACGAAGACGCCGGCGCAGCTGGCCGCAGAGGGATTCGACAAGGCCCAGATCGAGAGCCTGACCGAATACACCGGCCTGACCGAAATCGAAACGATCGCCCGCGACACGGTTTCCGAGCATTTGGCAGTTCCAGGAGGAGCGAGCACGAACGCTGCGGCGCGCCCGGTCAAGATCACTGAGCATTACATCCGCATGGATTACGAGGGCAACGGCCGTCCCTGCCTCTACATGGTGACCACGGCTGGGGATCAGGGCGAGATCCTGCGCAAGGACGGAAAGGAGGCGATCGAACCCATTGACGCCATCCCGATCGCGGCGACCACGCCGGTTCCGATGACGCATCGTTTCTTCGGCCGGTCGATGGCCGATCTCGTGATGCCACTGCAGCGTGAGAAGACGGCGCTGAAGCGGGGCGCGCTGGACAATCTGTATTTGCACAACAACCCCCGGGTTGAAGTTGCAGAACAGAATGCTGGACCGAATACTCTCGATGATCTTCTGGTTAGCCGCCCTGGTGGCGTGGTTCGCACAAAGACGGCGGGCGGATTGAACTGGCAGGTGGTTCCCGACATCACCTCGTCGATCTATCCGATGCTGCAGTACCTCGACGCCGAGCTCGAAACCCGTACCGGCGTGACCAAGCAGGGGCAGGGCATCGACGCCAACGCCCTGCAGAACCAGACGGCGACCGCGGTTGCGCAGGTGTTCTCTGCCTCGCAGATGCGAATGAAGCTGATCGCGCGCATCATGTCCGAGGGCGTGCGGGACATCTTCTCGCTGCTGCACGGCACAATCAGGAAGCATGGCCAGCAGGCCGAGACCGTTCGTTTGCGGAACAAATGGGTGAGCGTCGATCCGCGGCAGTGGACGACCCGGGACGATATGACCATCAGCGTCGGGCTTGGAACCGGTGGCAAGGCGCAGCAGTTTGCCCAGAACATGGCGATCGCCGGCCTTCAGGAGAAGATCCTCACCGCGGGGAAGACCAACCTCGTCGATGACAACAACATCTTCAATCTGGCCTCCGAAATCTGCAAGATTATGGGCCACAAGAACGCGGATCGGTTCTTTAACGACCCGCAGGCCAAGGATCCGAAGACCGGCCAGCCGATGCATCCGCCCCCGGCACCGACACCAGATCCGAAGGTGCTGGCGATTCAGGAGCAGGCCAAGAGCGACCAAGCCGAGCTCGCGATGAAAGCCCAGCTCGACCAGCAGAAGGCCAAGGATGCGGCCGCGCTTGCTCAGGTCAAGGCGGAGTTCGACGCCAAACTCAAGGTACTGGAATTGCATCTGAAAGCACTGGAAATGGAGCATAAGGCGGCTGCAGACCATCAGCAGCACCGCGCCAAGGTGGCAGAGACCATCGTCGGCATGGCCGCGACAGCCGCAGCACACGACCAGAAAATGGAACACAACGACGCATCACACGCGGCCAAGCTGGAGCAGATGAGGGCAAAACCGGAGAAAACAGATGGATAAGATCGCACAGGCGAAGCTCGACGAGGAACTGGCGCACGTGATCGCCGAGGCCACGCAATCCCGGGTCTCGATCACCGAGGCCATCGTGATGATCCGCAAGATGGAAAAGGCCGGCTGGGTCTTCACTAACGCGAAGCTCGAAGCCGACATGAAGAAGGCCGAGGATGAGAAGGCTGCGGCGGAGCGGGAGAAGCTGGCCGCGCAGACGCCACCGACGGCCAAGTCCATCATTCCCCCGCGCGAGCCTGATCCTCCCCTATCTGAGTATGTGAAAAGTGCGGGATATCCCAAAGATGATGGGATTCCAGTCAAGAGAGTCGACCCCATTGCGCCAGATCATCACCCGTTCGTTCACGAGCCGTTTCCGGCGCCGGAGAAGCCCACAGAGGTCGCGCCCAAACCGTGACCGAGATCATCGACGCCTACAAAAAGACGGCAGCGCATCTGCTCGACGATCCGGACAACCCGGAATACCTCGCCAATCAGTATACGCTGCTGTCAACCACGCCGCGCAGCCCGGCCCAACTGGCCATTGCCAAGCGCTGCGCGAATGTGGCGCCGAACGAGTTCATCGCGGTATTCAATTACGCCTCCGCGCTGATGCGGAGCGGTTTGGATAGCATCGGAACGTTCCGGGCCGCGCTTGAGATCGCACCACGGGACCGCCGCTCGCTGGTCCTGCACCATATCGGCCTGGCGCATCATGATCGCTACGAATACCAGGAGGCTTTGAACTGGTACAAGTTGAGCCTTGAGGCCGATATCAACGAGCCGAAGATCCATCAGTCGATCGCCATCGCGAAACTAGCGATGGGCAAGCTGAAGGAAGGACTTTATGAATTTGAGGTCAAGCACCACATCAAGCCGCGCAAGCCGATCAGTACGAGCAAGATAAAATGGTGGAACGGCGAGGATCTGACGGGAAAATCCGTCATTCTCACCCATGAGCAGGGATTTGGAGACACGATCCAGTTCATCCGGTTCGCTCCGATCCTGCGGGATGAGTGCGCAAAACTGGTGTTTTCTGGCCCGGAAAGCCTAGCCCCTCTGATCGCCGAGCAGTTCGACTGTTTCGACGACGTGATCAACGAGGCCGGCCCGTTCAAGGCAGATTTTGTGACCTCCCCGATGGCTGCATGTGCGCTGATGGGGATCGAATATGCTGGTGTCAATGATTTGGCTTACATGACGAGTGCGCCTGTCAATCTCCCTGAAAGGGGACGGTTGAAGGTAGGCCTCTCATGGAAAGGCTCTCCCGGCTATGCGAATGATGCGTTGCGATCGGCCGACCTCCGCGCCTTTTGCCCATTGTTCGACTTGCCGGGAGCGGCATTCTACTCCCTCCAGGTCAAGCCGGGCCCGGAGGAAATCACGAACCTCGGGCTGGATGGATTCATTGCAGATCTGGGCTCAACCTTCACGGACTGGCGCTCGACCGCGGCCGCCATTGCCGCCATGGACGTGGTCGTGGCGACGGACTCGGCGAATGCCCACATGGCCGGCGCGCTTGGCAAGCCCGTGATGCTGATGCTCGGGAAGGCCCCGTGCTGGCGCTGGATGAAGGGCGCCAGAACGCAATGGTACCGTGGCCACCGGATATTTAGACAAACCACGGTTGATGAGTGGCCGATTGAAGCGGTGCGCAGGGAGCTTGAAACCATGCTCGGACAGCGAAGGCTTGCCGCGTGATCGACGAACACAAGCTGCTCAGGGAAAACAGCCGGGCTGTTGAGGCGCAATCCCTGCTCGACAATTCGCTGTTCAACGACGCCCTGGCGACGCTCGAGGCCGAATACATCGCGGCATGGAAGGCGACGCCCCTGCGTGACAGCGACGGCCGGGAACGGGTCTGGCAGGCCGTCCAGATCATCGGGAAGATCAAGGACCATATCGGCGCCGTGCTGAACGACGGCAAGCTGGCCGCGGCGCAGCTGCGCGAGCTCGCTGAAACCGCCGAACGCAAGAAAAAATTCGGCATTTTGTGATGGCTGGTCCTGTCATTTATACGATGGCAATCATCAAAGATGGCAAAGTGATCGCGACCAAATCGGTCAAAACATATCTCGAGGGAGCCGTGAAAGCCGTGACTCCCGAGAACGGCGAGATCAAGGCAATTGAATATGCATGGATGATGCGAGGCAAGGAACTAGCCCGCGATATCCTGCTTCAAGAAGGAAGATGGCCCGCTAAGGTGGGCTAAACCACAAGGATAATCCATGACTGACCAACCTGTCGCTTCTCAGGAAGCGCCGGCTATTGCCGACACGTCAGAGCTAACGATCGAAGAAGGCCGCCGCATGCTTGACGCGGCCCTGAATGAAACTCCTGCAGAAGGCGCGGATGACGCGACCGCAGACCCCGAATTGTCCGTCGAGGGCAACGCCGCCCCTGAAAAGGCTACCGGCGAGACGCAGGAACAGGACCCGGCTGAACAGCCGCCAATCCCGCTTCCGAGGTCTTGGGCAAAGGAACAGTCCGAACATTGGGAAGCTCTACCCCGCGCAACTCAGGAATATCTGATCGCGCAGGACAGCAAGGCCAGTGCGGCAGTTCGCCAAGCCCAAAATGAAGCCGCTGAAAAGCTCAAGGGCCTCACGGCCAAGGAGCAGAAGGCGGAAGAGGCAAGGCAGAAGTACGAGGCCAAGCTCCCCGAAGTCATGCAGGGGTTGACTGATCAGAACAACCGGCAATTCGCCGACATCAAATCGATGGCGGACCTCGAAACGCTGGCGAATGAAGCTCTCCGGCTATCGACCACCGATCCGGTCGCTGCGGGACAAATCCAGGCCTATCTCAACGCCTGGCAGGTCCACCAGCACAAGATGGCGGCGGTAAAGGCTGAGCTTGATCAGTCCAACCAGCGCAAGGCGACGAAGGAGCAGACGGACTGGCAAGATTTCATCGGTCAGGAAAACGCCAAGGCGCGTGAACTGATCCCTGAACTTTCCGATCCGAAGAAAGGCCCCGAACTCGAGCGCCGCGCGGCAGCCCGATTGATCGAAATCGGCTTCAAGGATGAAGAACTGAACGCACTCGCAGCCGGCAAGCAGAAGCTTGGCGTCTATGATCACCGCATTCAGGTCTTGATCAACGACAGCCTCAAGCTCGCCGAGCTGCAGCAGAGCAAGGACCAGATACAGGCCAAGCTTGCCAAGCTTCCGCAGGTCCAGCGGCCAGGTGTTGCGCGTCCCGCAGGTCAGCAGGACGCCGAAAACATCAAGGCCCTCGAAGATCGTCTCAACAAGACCGGTTCCGAGAAGGACGCATGGGCGCTCTATGAAGCGCAAATGAAAGCGGCCTCTCGCCGGGCATCATAGGAACAGAAAGCAATGTCTCTCCCAGCCTCAACCCTCGCCACCTATCAGGCGATCGGCAACCGTGAAGACCTCACGGACATGATCTACCGGATCGCGCCGACGGCAACGCCGTTCATTTCCGGTATAGAACGCGAAAAGGCCACCGCAACCAAGCACGAGTGGCAGACCCAGGACCTCGCGACCGCGGCCGCGAATGCCCAGCTCGAAGGTGACGACCCGACCACGAACGCCACCACGGTGACCGTCCGTCTCGCGAATATCACCCAGATCAGCTACAAGGTCGCTCGCGTGTCCGGCACCCAGCAGGCTGTCCAGCACGCCGGCCGGTCGAACGAACTGGCCTACCAGGCCATGCTGAAGGGCCTGGAGCTCAAGCGCGACATGGAGGTCGTGGTCTGCGGCACCAACCAGACGCAGGTTGCCGGCGATACCACCACGGCCCGCACCACGGCCTCGGTCCTGTCCTGGATCAAGACCAACACCTCGACGACCGGCACCGATCCGACCACGTCCGGAACGGTGACGCGGGTGGACGGGACGCAGCGGGCCTTTACGGAGGCCCAGTTGAAGACCGTGCTTTCCGCAGTCTGGACCCAGGGCGGCGATCCGAACACCATCATGGCCGGCGCCTTCAACAAGCAGATCTTCTCGACCTTTACCGGCCGCGCCTCGCCGATCGAGCAGGCGACGACCAAGAAGATCACCGCTTCGGTCGATGCCTACGAATCCGACTTCGGCAAGCTCAAGGTCGTCGCCAACCGGTTCAGCCGGTCTCGCGATGTCCTCGTGCTTGAGCTGGACAAGTGGGCGCTGGCCTTCCTGAACGGCCGCAATATGATCTCGATCCCGCTCGCCAAGACTGGCGATTCGGATCGGCGTCAGGTGCTCAGCGAATACGCGCTGGTTTCTCGCAACGAAAAAGCGAGCGGCGCGGTCTATGATCTGACCACGTCGTAACCCATCGGGGCCCGGAGCAATCCGGGCCCTTTCACCTTTGAAAGGATAACCCCCATGGGAACGACAGACACCCCGGACACCCCGGTTGAATCCACGATTGCGCTTGCTACCGACAAGATCCTGATCATGAGCGGCGCCACAGCCCGCGGTGCGCAGAAGACGGCAGACCAATACGCGGCGCTGAGCGGCAAGACCCGGCTCTACAATGTAGGGCCCGGAAACCTCGGCGCCCTGACCGCGATCGACACCAACGGCCGCGCCGGCGTCGCCAACACGATGTGGTTCAGCGACGTGTTCGTGCCTTATCCGTGCGTCCTGCTCGGCATTGGCGTGCTGAACGGAACCACGGTCGGCACGACGAAGGCGATCGTTTCGCTCTACAACTCGGCCGGAACGCTGGTCGCCAACTCGTCTGTGACGGGCGGCGGCGCGGTGACGGCGGGCGCCTCGGCCTTCCAGCAGCGGGCTTTCGTCTCGGCCTATACGGCCAAGCCCGGCCAGTACTGGATTGGCGTCATGCCAGACAGCACGACCGACACGTGGCGGACCATCCAGGCCGCAACTTGGGTCGACACCAACACTGGAACTGTCGCCGGCGTCGCCGCCACGGCTACCCCTAGCATCACGCCGACCACGACGTTCACCGCGTCGCTTGGCATCATTTCCTACCTCTACACGGCATAAGGAGCCAAATTCATGGCCTATCCCGGCTCGCATCCGATGCTGCAGGAGCGATACCTGCACACATCGACGAACTCGATCGCTTCCACGCCGCTTGCCGCGGTCATCCGCGCCCCCTTTCGGGCCAAGATCACGCTGGTAACCGGTGTCTCCCACGGCGCCTTCACCACGGATTGCTCGGTGGCGGTGGCCATCATTCCGGTGGTCGCGGGCGGCTCGGCTCCTGGCGCTGGCACGGCCGTCACCGGCTCGCCGCTCGTCCTGACTGCCTCGAACAGCGCGGCGGGTACGAGCAACACGATGGTTCCGACTGCGGCGAATGTCGTGAACGAGGGCGACCTGATTTCGTTCACGCCTTCGGGCTCAACCGGAACCACGATCGGCGGCACGTTTGGTGTCGTTCTGATGCCGGCGTGAGGTGATCTCATGACGATTCAAGCAGCGATCGGGCGCCTCGGCGTCACTCAAACGGTAGCCTTCGACGCCACCACCCCGGTCACGAATGCGTTCGCGCCAGGGACCTATGCGGTCCGCCTCGTCGCCAATTCGGCCTGCAATTTCCGGATCTATGACTCGACAGGGACGGCGACAGCGACCACGGCAGACCCGTTCCTGCCTGCGAACTGGGAGACCGTCATCACGGTTTCGCCAGGCCAGAAAATATCGGCCCTCAAGGCCGCAACCAACGGTCTCGTGACCACGACCGCCGGCACGCTCTGGGTCACGGAGCTCTCCTGATGTCGGACCTCTCCGTCAATGTCCACCTTGACCCCAACGGCCAGGACCTCGCAATCGAGCATGTTCAGGATGTTGAGCCTATTCTGAACTGGAATCGTGAGGCGCGGCGCGAGGAGCAGCACAGCGACTGGGGGCGGCACGTCGCGCGCATCCCGAATGTGATCTACATCCGCTGGCTCGACGAGGAACATGCCAAGGGCAACGTGAACATCAAGCCATTCAGCAAGGAGTTTGACGATATCGTGCAGAGAAAGCTCCAAGACCCGGAATGGAAGCATCTCCGGGTTGATCGTCCGGCACTTCAAGCCGGCTGGAGCGCTGGCCTCCTGTGACGGTCATCACGGACTACACGTCGCTGCAGACAGCCATTGTCGATTACCTTAAGCGCGACCAGGATACGCAACTCACCTCGGCCGTTCCAGGCTTCATCCAGTTGACCGAAGCGAAACTCAACCGGACGCTGTTCCGACGGGAGATGGAGCAGCGCTCGACGACGATCGCCGATACGAGCGATAACGAACCCGAGTTCATCTCATTGCCGACCGACTTCCAGTCGATGCGACGCGTGCGGCTATCGAGTGTGACCGGGAAGCCATGCCTTGAGTTCAAGTCCGGCACGCAGATGGACGAATACCGCTTCCAGATTGCCAATGTCCCGGGCCAGCCGCGCTACTTTACGATCTTCGGAACCGAGATGGAATTGGCGCCGACACCGGACGCCAACTACACGATCGAGATGGTCTATCGCCAGAACATCCCAGCGCTGGCAAGCAATTCGACGAACTGGCTGCTGACGCTTTCGCCCGACATCTACCTCTATGGTGCGCTGCTGGAATCTGCCCCGTACATGAAGGAAGACGAGCGCATCACGACTTGGGCGCAGGGCTTCAAGGCCGTGCTGGACGATCTCAATATGCTCGGCCTCACCTCAACATTCAATGCCGGCCCCATGGTCGTCCGCACCTCGAGCCAGACACCATGACGACATGGACCCCGGCGACGCCGCAGGACGAGACGTGGACTGCCGAGCGTGGCACCCGCCTCATTCGCGTATTTGACCCGTTGGTGTTCGCGCGGCGCCCTGTCTTCGATACGGGACCGTCAGCCGGGATCTGGGACGACCAGATCAAGCAGCCGGAAATATGGACTAACGAATGACCCTGGTTGTCACGCACACCACCGTCACTGGCGCTGCGGCCAGCCCGGAGGCTATCGTTGGCGGACCGGATTGGGATGCCAACCACACCTTGACGGGGACTGTTGACGCCTCTCAGCTCAACACAAATGTCGTCCAGGCCGTCGCCAACGATACGAATATCCAGGGCTCTATTGCTGCCCAAACGCTGACCTTTTCGTGGGGCAGCACGCTCGCGGCCACGCGCGGCGGATTTGGTGCCGATGTCAGCGCGTCAAGCGGCGTGCCGCTATTTGCGACCGGCGTCGCCACGTTCACCGGGACGACCGGTACCGGCAATTTCGCCCGCGCTACGTCGCCGACCTTCGTCACGCCAACTCTTGGCGCGGCAACGGCGACCTCGATCAACGGCAACATCATAACCGCCGGTTCATCCACTCTAACCCTCACAGCAAACCTGACGATTAATAGCGCCACAGCTATTAGCGCTGGCGTTGCGGGTCAGGTCGCGATCTGGAACGCGGGTAACCTGAGCGGCAGCGCGACCCCGACGCTCGGCGCATCCGGCACGCTCGGCTCCGTCACGTTCGGCAATGCGACAAGTGGCCTCTTGACGCTTCAGCCGGTGACAGGCGCGCTGGGCACCGTCACCGTTCTTGTTCCCGCGGCAGCCGATACCCTCGTCGGTAAGGCAACCACTGATACGTTCACCAACAAAACGTTCGATACAGCAGGCACCGGCAATTCCTTCATGATAGCCGGCTTCCCGGTTATCAGTACAACCGGAACTGGCTCCGTTGCGGTAAGGCAAACTTCTCCGACATTGATTACTCCCGCCTTGGGTACGCCGACATCGGGAACGCTGACGAGCTGCACGGGGCTTCCGCTCTCCACTGGAGTTACCGGGAATCTGTCGGTCAACAATCTCAATTCCGGCACGTCGGCATCATCTTCGACGTTCTGGCGGGGTGACGGGACCTGGTCGACTCCCGCCGGCGGTGGAACGGTTACGTCGAGCGGTTCGCCTGTCACAGGACAGATTCCGCGGTTTACATCAGGCACCGACATTGCCGGGATTTCGCTCACTGTCACGCCGCAAGGCAGGCTGACGATCGCGTCCGCAGTCCCGGTGATGGCATCAACGGTTACCGGCGCAACCAGCGTTTGGTACACTCCATTTATTGGACAGGTCGTCCCAATCTACGATGGGACGACAATGGTCCCGACCGTCTTCACCGAATTGAGCCAAGCTACGTCTGACACCACCAAATCACCCGCAGCCGTCGCAGCATCCAAGGTCTATGACATCTTTGTCTGGAACGATGCCGGGACCATTCGCGCCACGCGCGGCCCGGCATGGACCAATGATACTACACGCGGTTACACGCTGACGATGGTGCAGGGGATATTGTTGAACACCTCGTCGATCACCAACGGTCCGGCTGCATCACGAGGGACGTGGGTCGGTACGGTCAGGTCGAACGGTTCGTCAACGATCGACTATATTCTAGGTGGGTCGGCATCGGGTGGGACGGCCGGTTTCCTCGGAGTACGAAACTATTACAACAGGGTGCTGACCACGCTCAATGTGGTCGATAGCGGCGCAACCTACACCTATACGGTAACAACAATTCGCCAGGCGCGAGCGAGTGCCGGCAATCAGATCACCTTCATTTCTTTCGGAGACGATGCGATTGACGCGGCATATGCGACAGAAAACTCGCTGATCAACGCCGCCAATGGGTTCGCAAATTCTGGCATCGGTCTAGATACGACGACGGCTTACTCGTCGCCGCGCTCGCTCGTTTATAATGTGAGTGCAACAGCAAATATGGTTCTTGGCGGTGTCGCCGTTTATCGCACCATCCCGGCCCTGGGAGTCCATTTCATATCTGGCAACCAAGCCAGTGACGGAACCAATGCGCAAGTGTTCGACAATAATTCGAAGGATACACTTTCACTCTGTCTCATGAATTGAGAGATTATGAAAACGATTAGCAGGCGCGCAATATGTTCAGGAATAGCAGCAACAGCGATCATTCCGGTTCGATCGTTAGCACAGGTCCCGCCATACGTGCTCGATCTGCGGGACCTGATGAACGCTCGCTATGGAGTTGGAGGGTGGACGGGCCGAACTGGCATCGGTGTAGGAACTGATATCGGACCGGCGATCTGCGACGGGCTGACAGCGCTCCGAGCAAACTTCTACGGCGGGATTATCGACATCCCTCCCGGCGTTTGGCTTTTGAACACGCCAATTCCCGCAAACCTGTTGTCTGGGTCGATTATCAGGGGGCTACATTCACAGGCATCGATCATCGTTTTCAACAATCCTGGGAATGCGGCGTTTTCCTTCAACGGCTCAGGCGGGGCGACGGGCGGCGGAATGCGCGGCCTCGCTATCCTTCTCGAAAGCGGTCTTGGGAACACCAATTCATATGCCATCATACTGAATGGCGATTCCGTCCATCAGCAGGACCAAACCGAGTGGAATGATCTCTATATCAGTGCTTGGGGTGGATCGTCGTATTGGTGGGACGGCTTCCACGCTGATGGCGTGGCCAGGACATCCCCGTTAGGAGTTCGTGTCGCAACGCTCAATAACGTCCAGGTCTTCAATACGAGAAACGCGCCATTCTATCTCAAAACCACCGTGCAATGGACACTGAACAACGTCGGAGCGTATACCGGAATCGGTCCCTACGCGAACACGGTCCTGATTGCCGGCGCCGTGCACATGTACGGCGAGGCCGTCAACGCGGTGCTCAATATTTTTGGGTCTAGCGATGTTCTGATCAACGGGACGAGATACTCGTAGGATGAGAGCATCTCATTCGTTCCACAGCATCAGTTCATCGTCGATGCATTGTTCTGGAGTCATCCCGCGGTCGAACTTGTCGCGGAATATATCGATTCCGACCCCGTCGATCATGCGTCTGGCCATGGCTTTGTCAAAGCCGAGGGCCTTGGAAATAGCCACTTCGCACGCGGAAATCCATTCTTCAAACGGCATGGTCTGGTCCTCGCTATGAGCGTCGCAGCCTGCCAGCAAACCGGCGGTTAATCAACTGATGCCTCTGCTTGTGTATGGCGACTGGCGCCCAGATACTTCCGATTATGAAGGGACCAGCGTTCATGCCATCCTCAATGTAGCGCCGCGCGGCGATGGGTACGGGCCGTTTCCGTCATTCTCGGCCTACACTGGAGCGTTGCCAGCAGTTTGCCGCGGTGCGTCCTATGCCCTGAAATCTGATGGCTCGGTCATCACGTTCGCCGCGACGAGCCACGGGCTCTATATGCTCGACAACACTACGTTCGGTTGGAAGAATGTTGGCATTCCCGCTGCCGTGGCGTCGATCTCAAATGCCAGCCCAGCCGTCATCACATATACGAACGAGTTCGTCGCCAACGAGCCGGTTGCATTCTCGACAACCGGGGCATTGCCGTCTCCTCTGGTTGCCGGGACAACCTACTACGTCAGCGGGACCGGACTTTCCGGATCTGTATTCAGTGTTTCGGCGACGCCGGGAGGCGCGCGGATCAACACGACGACGGCTGGGTCAGGTACACACTCTGTTACGTCGCATTATCTGGATGTCGGGGTCTCCGCGCAGTGGCAATTCGCTCAAACCGGAAAGCTGGTGTTTGCTACTCATGCGAATACCGTTTTGCAGGTCTTTGACCTCGATACGTCCAGCACCTTCACGAATGCGTTAGGTTCGCCGCCGCAGGCCGCATATATCAGTGTGGTAGGGCGGTTTCTCGTGCTTTCTGGGCTGCTATCACAGCCCTATCGCATTCAATGGTCTGGCCTCAACAGCTTCAACGCTTCGGCGTCATGGACTTCAGGAACCAATAGCTCCGACTTTCAGGATTTCCCTGACGGCGGCATTGTGCGCGGCGTGGCAGGTGGTGAAGCCGGGATCATCTTCCAGGACCAGGCCATCCGGCGCATGTCCTACGTGCCCGGTTCTCCGATCATCTTCCAGATCGATCGCATCACGCAGGACAAGGGACTGTTCGCGCCCTACTCGATTATCCGGGCTGGTGAGATCATCTTTTTCTACGCGGGACAGGGATTGCACAAGATCGCGCCCGGCGGAATCCCCGAGCAGATCGGACGTGAAAAGGTCGACCGGACCTTTCTGGCCGACCTCGACAAGGGTAATCTTCAGCTATTCATGGGCGCGGCAGATCCGAGAACAACGCGGGTCTACTGGGCCTATAAATCAGTGTCTGGCGCGGTCGGGACCTACGACAAGATACTTGGCTATGACTATTTGCTGGAACGCTTCTTCCCAGTCTCGGCCACAGGCGAGTACCTACTCGGCGTCTCACAAACCGGCCTGACGCTCGAAAATCTGGACAGCATTTCGTCGTCGCTTGATGCCTTGACCCTATCTCTCGACTCCTACGCGACCGCGGTTCAACCGCAAATCGCGCAGTTCAATTCGTCGCATGTGCTCGGGTTCTTCTCTGGCACAAATCTTGAAGCGATGGTGGAGAGTGCAGAGCAGGGCGATGATGAAATCAGGGTGACGGTCAAGGGCTTCCGCCCGATCACGGATTCCGCCACGGTCTACGGCTCGATCACCTATCGGGATACGCAGGCATTGTCGCCGACGCTTGGGACCGAAACGCTGATGAGCTCGCGCACGGGCCGTTGCGATATGACGCGTGACACCCGTTATGTCAGATTCAAGATGCGCATTCCGGCAGGTACGACATGGAGCTTCATCGCGGGCGTTGTTCCTGACATCGCAGGTGGTGGCAAGCTGTGACAGTCTACGTTCCTGGTATAGCTGAGACCGATCTGAAAAAGATCATTCTCGCCATCCAGCAGCTCGCGGCGGGGCGCTCGAACGCGACTGGAACGGTGACGCTGACGATCAATGTGGCGACAACTACGGTCACGCCGACGCAGACAGGCTCGATTGCGGCCGGTTCAACAGTCATCCTGACACCGACTACGGCCAATGCCGCGGCCGAGGTCGGGAACGGCACGATGTATGTCAGCACGGTTGCGAACGGGTCATTCACGATCACGCACGCCAACAGCGCGACGACGCTTCGAACGTTCCTGTATGCCATCCTCGGCTGAGTTGATTTGCGTGCCGCCGGACCGGATTAGTGAGATATGGCCACTGGCGCGCGGGCTGATCAAATCGGCGATCGAGCGGACGGGATTGAGCGAGTTCGCCGACACCGAGGCGGAAATCCTCGCTGGCAAGCAACTGCTGTGGCTGGCGATCGCAGAAAAGGTGATCGATGCCGCGGCCGCGACACGGCTGGAAATGATCGGCGGCCGCAAGGTCTGCGTGCTGACCGCATGCGCAGGACATGAGCGCGATCGCTGGTTGGCGTTGCTGGGACGGTTGGAGGCCTTCGCGAAGGCTGAAGGCTGCTCGGTCATGAGGATCTTCGGCCGCCGCGGCTGGCATCGAGTTTTGGACGGCTACCACGTCGAGCATGTCGTCTTGGAGAAAGGATTGATCTGATGGGCGGAACCAGCAGCACGTCACAGACGCAGAGCAGCACGACCAAGCCATGGGATGCCGCGCAGCCGGCCTTGCAGGGCATCTTAGGGCAGCTCAGCGGCAATCTGAACAATACCGGCCTGACTGGGCAGGAAACTGGCGCGATCAACACGCTCGAGCAGAACGCTGGCCAGGCCAGCCAGTTCGCGCCGCAGATCAAGCAGTATGCTGGCGATCTTCTCGGCGGCGGGGGCGCGACCGATCAGAGCGGCGCGGTCAACGCGAACTATCAGCGCTATGTCGACCAGACCAACCCGCTGGCGAGCAACACGAACTATGACCCGCGCAGCACGCCGGGGTTCAGCGACGCACTAGACGCCAAGATTGCCGACATCACCAGCGGGACGAACGGGCAGTTCGCGGCGGCGGGGCGGGACTTCTCCGGTGCCAACTCCATGGCGCTCGGCCGCGGCATCATGCAGGGCATAGCCCCGACCATTGCAGCGCAATACAATCAGAACGTCCAGAACCAGCAGGGCGCCGCCGGCAACCTCTACCAGGGAGGCAATACAAATGCCGGGATTCTGTCAGGCTTCCAGCAGCAGGCCTTGGCCAACAAGGGTGCGGGCGTCACGGCGGCTGGCGCTGCGAACGACGCTGCGAACGCCGGCGCCAACGCG